GGCAAAGCCCCGAGGATTATTAATCCACGCACGCCTAGGTACAACTTGTGCCTCGGTCAGTACATCAAACACGCTGAGAAACCTTTCTTCAAGGCTATCAACAAGGCTTTCGGTGCTCACACCCCTGCCACCGTCATCAAAGGCGTCAACTCTGATGTTGCCGCCACAATCCTTCGCAAGAAGTGGGACCGGTTCAGCAATCCTGTTGCAATCGGGTTGGACGCTACTAAGTTCGACATGCACGTAAGTGTTCCTGCCTTGCGTTATGAACATTCATTTTACAAGATGCTTTTTCCAGGTTCCAAGCATCTTGAGCAACTACTGAAACTACAACTACACAACACCGGCACCGCATTTGCCGGCGATGGGTCGGTGTCATTCGCTATGGATGGCACCCGCTGCTCGGGGGATCTCAATACCTCGCTTGGAAATTGTATTATTATGTGCGCACTCGTCTGGGCTTTCCTCGATGAGATGCAAGTTGCGGGTGAACTTTGTAACAATGGTGATGACTGTGTGGTGATTATGGAAAGTGAACATTTGGAAGCTGTCTTGGCTCGACTCCCCGGCTGGTTCCGGAAAAAGGGGTTTGCCATGACTGTTGAAGATCCAGTTTTCGTCTTTGAACAGATTGAATTCTGCCAAACCAAGCCGGTCCTCTTAGGTACCGGATGGCGCATGGTGCGCAACCACGTGGCCATTTTGAAGAAAGACCCTATGTGTCTTGTTCCTATCAACAACCAGAGCGACTACCAGAAATGGTTACACGCTGTTGGTGAGTGCGGTAGCATTCTAGCATCCGGCGTTCCGGTGCAACATGAATTCTATCGATGCTTCCTCCGCCACGGCCTTAAAGGCAGTGACGGCTTCGTCCAGGGGGTATTTAGGAACACAGCGGCGTTTGAACGCATACAAAATTTGCAGTACTGTGACCGAGTGACGCCAGAGGCGCGTGTGAGCTATTATTATGCTTTCGGGATCACCCCAGATCATCAGGTGGAATTGGAGAATTTCTTCAGCAAGCTAGTCCTTGCACCTCTGGATTTCGATATTGTCAGTCGAGACTCCTTGGTGCTTGAACCTGGCATAAGTTTGCTGCTTTAGTCCCAACAGAACATGGTAAGTAAAAAGACTGTGTCCAACACCGCAAACTTGAAGCGTTCCAAGTCAAAGAAATCGCGCAAAATGACAACGACTAAGAGTGAGTCTCCAACCCTCATGGGCCAGGTTATCCGTGGTCTGGGGGGGCTTGGTGGATCCGCTCTCGGCGGTTTGGTTGGCCAAGCCGGCATTGGTGGTTCCGTGGGCACAAGCCTGGGGGCGTCCTTGTCGAAATGGCTGGGCTACGGCGATTACACGCTGTCGTCCAACAGTATTGTCAACCAGTACAGATCGAGTGGACAAATCCCGGCAATGCATCGTACCGGTCAGTCCATTGTGGTTCGCCACAAGGAATACGTGACTGATATCACGTCCTCGACTGGTTTCGCAGTCTTCAACAGTTACGCCCTTAATCCAGGTCTAGCAACCTCCTTCCCCTGGCTGTCTAATGTGGCCCAGAATTACCAAGAATACTCATGGAAGGGTATCGTTTTTGAGTTTGTCTCTACGAGTGGCGATGTTGTTGCTTCCAGCAACACCGCCCTGGGCACTGTCATGATGGCAACCCAGTATCGATCGACAGCCCCGGCATTTACCAATAAACAGTTCATGCTGAACGAGTACTTCTCCAGTGATGGCAAGCCGTCCGAGACGTTTTGCCATCCGATTGAGTGCAATCCACGTGAAAATCCGTACAATGTACAGTACGTTCGTGGTGGGGCAGTTCCAGCGGGTGAGGATGCCAAGACCTATGACCTAGGTGTGTTTTCTGTTGCAACTGAGGGTATGCAAGCCGCCGGCATTGATGTCGGTGAGTTGTGGGTATCGTACGAAGTGGAGCTCCGAAAGCCAGTTGCTGCTGGCTCCGCGGATCTTTTCGCCCCGTACGCCCACTACTACTCCACGACCGGAGTTGCCGCTGCTACCCCTTTTGGCTCAGCGCGTTCAGCCACACTGGACACGATGGGCTTGACTGTCAGTTCAACCAAGTTGACCTTTCCTCTCGGTACCGTTGGTACGTTCATGCTCGTTGTAGCATTCTCCGGAGTTACGGCTTCAGACCTTACTGGTGTGTTCAACGCCGGCACTCTTGCCGGCTGTTCCATCAGTATTAACACCAGCGGAACCCCAAGTTCCAACGGTCCGCTCAGCACATACTCAGTCGGCACTGCGTACGCTGTGGCGGTTACGGAGATCCGGGTCCCAGACCCGACCATACTCGCCTCGATCATTCTGAAACCTGGGATCACAATCACAGGGGTGACGGGTATGGATGTTTATGTGAGCCAGACGAACACGTCTGCGTTGTAATGCCCTTTGGCACTATTGGCACACGCCTTGTTAGCGTTGTGCGTAAGCTGGACATTATGTAAAGTCAGTGATATCGAAACCTTTTGTAAACCCATAAAAATTAGATGTAGATTCGATGTAGGATAACCACAATGACCATGTTCACCACCCGATCATGCTTCGCACGTCGCGAACACAAACACTGGATATACGCAAACTTTGCTCCCCACAACTGTGGTCAGCGGGTTTGGAGGCGTAAGCCTTGACGAGTATCGACAAGAGGAAGGGACTCCTCTGTCTAAGCCGGAAACAGTGTGTGTGGATGTTACGTACTTGCATGCTTGCCGCGTGCGGCCGGTGCCGCACACCAAACCACGCCGAGCTGGCCGCTCGGCCCTTCCGTGTGTAGTCGGAAGGGATAGGGACACTAGGTCCAGCGTCACTGCGACAGCTGCTTTATGCAGTAAATCTACGACATGTGAAAATCCCTGCGAAGGGTGGGCCACTGGCAACTCGACAACTTCAC